CTAAACTTAAAGTTGTTGGAAATCTCATAGCCCATACTATAAAGTTTTCTCCAGCACCTGGATCGAAATCAAAATCCGGAAGTCCAGTAAATTGTATGTAATTACCTGCACCGTCGACTCGAAGTCCAGATCGGGAAATAGTTGAATGAGATTCAGATGTTGTTCCATTAGTAGCTACTGAAGCACCAGAATATGATTTGATTACAGTACCATCAGCCCACATTGCAAACACTCCGCTAAAATAACTAACATTTACAGTACATGTTGCAACACCTGTATTAACACCATCTGTCGCAGTAAATGTTATTGTGTTAGCTGTAAGTGGAGTGCTACCATCAAATACGGCTCTTACATGATTATTACTTGTGGTATGTGTAATTGTAACAGCACTATCAGGAATACCGTCTGTTATAGCTACTGTTGTTGGAGTTCCTTCCGGTTCTGTTACTGTATAAGTGATATCTAGAGGAGTGGTACTACTTACCTCTGCACTAGTTACATCTAAACTAATTGAAGGAGATGTATTCACCATTGATACTCTATACCAACCATTACCTATTTTTGCATATAACGTATTGTTATTAGTTGAAAAATACAAACTACCATCATCTATACCAGATGGAGGTAATGCTAAATTGGATGCATTTGATATTATTGTAGCACCTCCCGAACCTTGTATACCTAAACCAGCTTCTATAACACTTGTATTTGATTGTGAGTCTTGTATCTTTAGATTACCACTGTCAGCACCCATAACAACTCTAGATCCACCTGCACCTAGAGTAACAGTATTTCCTGAAAACTGATGATAGTTAACTCGTTGAACCATGACATTATCTCGCTACACCAAATCTCGTTATCTTTAAATTTAATGTTCCTGCACTTGCTGGTGTTGCTCTAAGTCTAAGTGTTCTTGGTGGGCCAATATCTGAGTCTGCCGTAAAATCGACAAGGTTAGCTGATCGTATATCTGAGAATTGAGTAAAATCTGCATCTGATGCTGATGTCATTGCAATAACAACTGTGCAGTATTGAAAGTCAGTGCCTTTAGTTGCCATTATATTATATACTACTGCACTGTGATCTACTGCATGTACCGAATCTATTGTTTGAATTGAATTTCCAGTTGCCGTTGTATCTATTTGATTATACTTATCAGCCAAATCTGCAAATATTCTCGCTTTACTTTTTGCCATTAGTTGCTCTTCCTTATACGTGTAGATTGTATTTTCAATTTAACATTTGTTGTTGCTGGCTGAACTTTAATTCTACATAAACTACCTTCAACATCTGTAGTAACTGTCATTATACTTCCGTTACTATTTATACGCCCAAATTCTGATATGAATGCTGAACCTTTATCGTGTGCGACATTATATGATGCAAAAGAAACTCCGTTAGGATTTTTTGCTTGAATTAGATATTGTGCAGAAACAAAATCTGCTGTACTAAATTGATCGACAACTGTAGCAGATAAATCATCAAAAGATAATATTTCTTTAGTTTTTAGAACTGTAGTATTCGCATAATGAACTTCATTTTGAGCGGATAATACATTTGGTTCTGGGCCATGAGAGTCGATTGTTACGACATCATTATTTCCTACTGGCTCTTGAAATGTAATTCTTTCTCCGTTTATCGCTGTCCAGTCAGTTCCTTCTTTTAGTTTAATACCATTAAGATATACAGTCGCTTTATTTACTTCATATTCTAACTGTTTACCAAATCTATCATTTCCATTAAATACTGTTTGTCCAGCTGTTGATATATATTCAAATGATTTATAAGGATATGGCCCTAAAGATTCTACCATAACAACATCATTATTTGAAGAAGGATCTTGTAGGACAACAGTTGAATTATCTGTTGCAATAAAGTCTGTGTTTGCTCTTAATCTTATACCATTGAGATATACTTTAACACCACCACCTAAAGGATTAGCAGTAGTATAACTCATCGTTTTACCAAAGTTATCAGATCCGCCTATTATTGTTTGGCCACTTGTTGTTACATAAGTAAAGTGTGCAAAATGCTCTGAACCATATTGTTCTATTGTAATAATATTATTATTTGAAACGCCGTCTTGAAATGTTACGGCACTAGCATCTGTTTCGATATAGTCATGAGTAGGACGTAGTTTTACACCATCTTTATATACAGAAATATTACCAGGAGTGTAACTTAGAGGCCCTTGACTATCAGACGAACCTTTAAATAATACTTGTCCAGTATTAGAGGTAAAATCAAATTGCTGTACTGCTAAAGATGCCCTAATTGCAACATTTGCAGTATGTCTTGAATTACCTTGATAGACAGCATCGCCTCTAAATGTAACTGGAGCATTGAAATTGAACCCCTGCATTGCAGTTACAACTTCATTAAAAACAACTGAATCTTGAAAAGTAGCGTTGCCAGAAAACTCTGTATTACCTGAAAGAGTTAGATTTGTAGTTCCTACGTCTTGAGGATTTCCAAATGAAAGTTGTCCAGCACCATTTGTTCTGAGTATTTGATTTGAAGTACCATCAGCACTTGGAAACGTAATATTACCATTTGCAATAGAAAAGCCACCAAGCCCTACTGAAAGAGTGTGAGGATTAGATCCTAGTTCAAATACGTGTGTAGTGTTGGCTGAGTATAATCTTCCGTCACGGGTATTAAGGGCTAATTCAGCCGCAGTAATATTATCAAGTGTGGGTATTTTACCTTTAACGGAGGTACGTTTTAAACGTATTATATTCGCCATATCTATGGTGCCTATTCATTAACCCTATGTAGGGCGGTAGATGTAATTTTACTAATCTATTATATAATAGATTCGAACTTTTGTCAACTATTAACTACCATCAAATGAACCACAGTCTATGATACAGTTTCTTGTAGTCATGAAATGTAATTCTCCAGGCGCATTGAAACCATCTGTATATCCATTACCCTGTCCGTCAGTTAAATTAATACCTCCAGAAGCTTCGATATGAGGAGTAGTGGCCGCAGTTATAGCTCCGCCAGTTGTACCAAATGCTAGGTGTCCTACAGCTAAAGCTCCATATTGAAATGCTGTTGCATTTGTATGATTGAAGCTAGTGCTTGGTATATCGGTACTTTCAGAGAATAGTATAAAACCACCTTTTTGTGTAGTTCCGTTCCATGTTGTAGCTGAAGCATCTCTTACTAAACCAGCATGTCTTTGAGGATTTCCACTCTCTGATGAACGATATTCTCCGAAAAAACCTATATCTACAGTATCACCAGAATTATTTCCTTTTGCTAAATGGATAATTGGATCTTCTACAATTAAGTTAGTTGTGTTAACTGTTGTTGTAGTACCATTAACAGTTAAATCTCCAGTAACTTCTAAATTACCTGTAACATCTAAATCGTCACCAACAGTAACAGTTGATGTAGCCGCTCCTAGATTTATAGCTGTGGCGTTTGTTGCAGTTAGATTTCTTCTTAGTGTTACATCTTGAGGTAATCTCGCTGTCACTGCGGCAGTTTCAGTACCTGAACCAGATACTTCAATTTCGTTTGCTGTTCCTGCTAATGTAGCTAGATAGTTTCCAACTGAATCAGTGCCTAGTACAACTGAGTCTGGTTGTATTGCCGCAACACCACTTGCATCTACTGCTACATCGCCTGAGATTATGTCTAGAATAGAACCTATATCGGCTTTCTTTACATTATTACTATCTTCACTATCAGAAAGTATTATTTCATCACCTACAACAGGTGTTGCTTTATCAGTACCACCATTAACATTTAAGTTGTCAATTGGAAATGCTGAGAAAGATAAGTAAGTCTTTAGTTGTGATGCTAAAACTCTCTTAGTAGTGCCATCATCATCAAGAAGAAGCTGATCGGCATCTAAAATTGATATTGCATTACCATTTGTTGCAGAAGATATATCTATAGATTCACCACCAACTTTATCGGTTGTTGTGATTTTAGCAAGTTTACTATCTGCTATCGCCGCTCCAGCACCTATATGAGTGTCTAAGATATTATTACTACCAGTAGTAAAGATTGTTCCGTTTTCATTTGGTAATTTTATTTCAAAATCACTACCAAATATACTGGTAGCTGGTTTTAGTGTTGTCTTATTAGTACCACCACCAGAAGCTTCGAAAAAGTTTATTTCAGCTTGGGCGGCTGATCCTTTTGTAAGATTTAAAGAACCTTCTGTTACAGTTAAATCTCCAATTGTCGATGTTATTGCACCACTGAATGTTGCCGCTCCACTATTACTAGTATCTAGCTTTAGCATGTCAATGGCAGATGATCCTGATGGAGTACCTTGAAGTATTATGTCTTTATCAGATTGTGCTGGACGTAGTTGAAAATCAGCCGAATCACTTGGTAAAATTAAACCATAGTTTGTACCATTTTCAGCAAAGCTAACAACACCTTGTCCGGCAGTACCAACATCAAGAGTAATACTATTTGTAGCATCTATTTTAAAAGTTCCAGTATCTGTTAAAACCCCGGCGTTGATTGTTGTAGTATCAGCAACTAAAGAACCACCTGTTATAGCATTTGTAGCAGTTATGGAATCTCCTACAACAACCGCACCACTAAAAGTTGCCTTACCTGCAAGTGCCATATCTATGTCTAGGGCTGTAATGGCTGTAGTATCGTCTGTTCCTTTTATTGCAAAGTTTTTGTCGGCTGTGCTAACTGTAAGTTCTACATCTCCTGAATTGTTTGCAATATCTAATACTGATGCGCCAGCATCCTTTATTGTTACGTTTGCACCATCAGCATCTAGAACGATATCACCAGCACTATCTAGTGTTAAATCTCCTGATGCTGTTACTGTTGAACCATCAACTGTTATAGTATCAACTACGAGAGCGCCACCAGTGATTTGTCCTGTTGTAGTGATTGTTGATGCACCGTTGTTTATGTTACCAAAGCCCGAAGTAATACTACCTGAATCTAATGCACCAGTTAAGACAAGATTAGGCATTGCAGTGATTTCGTCATCTAAGTAAGCGGCCAAAGTTTCAACTTTGGTTTGTGTCATAGTACCGCCTTGATTCATTACGATACCATGTCCATCTGCTACCGCTGTTGTTCCTACAGTTGCACTACCATCTACAATATTGAGTTCTGTTGCTGTTGCATCTACTGCGGCTAACTTTGTAAAGTCAGCTTTTACTAGTCCTGCTACATTATCAAGTAAGTTTAATTCTGTTGCTGTTGCAGTTAGTATTACATTTTCATTTAATTTTGGTGAAGTTAATGTTTTATTTGTAAGAGTTTGGATATGATCTTTAAATACAAATTCATCATCACCAGCTAATAATGGTAATGTAACTGTTCTGTCTGCGGCTAGTTCGCTTACTGCAAATACATATTGGTGATCGGCAGTTGTGTCATTAATTTGAGGTGTTGTTAATACTGGACTTGTAAGTGTCTTATTAGTAAGTGTTTGTGAGCCAGTCAATGTTGTTACAGTAGAATCGATATTGATTGTAATTCTATCATTACTATCAGAACCCACTGTTCCTATTCCAGTTCCACCCAGTATTGCTATAGAACCAGAAGAAGGTTCTACTTTAGTGCCATCGTCAAAAGAATCTGCTGTTAAATCTGTTACTGTTCCACCAGCGGCTGAAAATGTTAAAACTCCTGCTGATGAAGTTCCTGTTCTTGTTACTGTAACTGTGTCTGATCCTTTGATTTCTAACACACCGTCTGCCACATTTGTTCCAGAAGAAGTTCTGTTAAGAGTAACTTTTCCTCCTGATCCCGCTGGTAAGCCAGATACATTTTCTATAGTTAAATCGTAAGCATCACCACCAATCTTTTTGATATTGTTATTTTCATCTTTACTAAAAAGTATTCCGTCAGCTAAGTTGACGGCCAGTTCTCCATGAGCTAGTTCACCTGGGGCGGGTTGGACTCCTGTGCTATCACTTCTTTTAATTTGTACTACGTTTGCCATTTTAGACTAACTCCTATAATTAAAGCTTTATATTTATTCTTTATTTATAATTACTAATTTTTCGGCGGAACTATGTAATCTCTAAGACTTTTTCTAACTTGTCTACCAGTTTCTTTCAATCTTTGTTCCCATAATGAATTATTGTTTAACTTTCTTTTAAGAAATTCAATATCTTCTTTTGCAATGTTTAATTCATTCTGAAGTTGTGTAACTCTATCATCTATTTCTTTTTTTATACCTTGAGGAACAGGCATATTTTCATTATCATCTTTTAGTTCATCATATTTATTCGAAAGATCCCTATACTTTTGTCGTTCAGTATCATAAATTTTTTGTATTTGTACTAAAGTACTCTGCCATCCTCTCGCAATTGATCTTTTGAGTTTTATTTTTTCTTCTTTCTCTTGAATAAGTTTTTCAGGACGTATTCTTCTCTTCCACACTAAATCAATATTTTCTTCATAATATTCGACTTCTTTTCTAAGAATTAGTAACTCTTGATTATTACTATTTAACAATTTCAAACCATTTTCAAAGGCCTGTCTTTGACTTTTAACTTCATTTTTTTCTTTAATTAAATCTTTTTTTCTTTGTTTGATATCTTTCTCAAGTGTGTATATTCTAGCTTTTAAAGCTATAATTGTTTCATGTAATTGTGCTACCGCTTCATTACTAGATTTTTCAAAAGTCTCAGCATCTATATAATCACTCATAATTAACTACCTGTAAAGTTTCCTCCATTAACGCCAGCAAAAGATGGTGTCCCATTTGCGGCAACTTGAAATATTTCTCCACTTGTTCCTGTTTCAAAACCAATTCTTTTATTGAATGTTCTTCCGATTAGAACTCCGTTGTTTATATGATTACCCAGTCTAAGTTCATTAATTGTTGCTACTTTTTGAATAACAACATTTGCAGACTTCACAGTACTATTTGCACCAGATACTGTTAAAGCTTTAGGAGATGTTGTATTTGCCATTGATATAGTATTAGCTTGTACTATTTTAGCTCCTACTGTAACAAAGTTATTTGCCGATGTAATACCTTTTGTACCTATATATCTTGCGCCTGTTATATAAACAACTTTTGATCCATCTATCGATGAGGGTAAATTTGTTCCAATAAAATGTAATATACCAGCTTCATAATCAAAAAACCATTCATCATCATTACCAGAACCAGTGGGAAACAATTGTGTTCCAGTTGATGTAGCATCACTTACGCCACTTGTGTCTGAATAAACTTTTACAAGATACGTTGAACCAAATTGTGTAGGTATCCAATCTGTCTGGCCTGTTTTCCAAGTTCTATTTGCTGTTGAAGTGTTATCTTCTGTAGTTTCTACGGCAGTAGTACCGCTATAAATTCTAACATGTGTAGTTGTAGATTCTGGTATTGTAGATGGTATTTCATGTGCTTGAGCCCATATAACATCTCCTCTCATTAGTAGAGGTGAATCTATGGCTTCATTAGGAGCTTTTTTCTGTGCATTAGTATCCGTTTTAGCCTTACCATAACCAAGCTTCTTCCATAAGTAATCTACTTTTTTTGAATCAGTTATTGCCATTAACTAGGTACTCCTATTGATAGTGCTGTTAGACTATCATCACTATTTAGAACTACTGAAATAAGTATCTGATTATTAAAAGAGTTTGATGAAGAGACTGTACCTAGTGTCATTGTAAATGTTTGGTTACTATAGTTTGTGCCGTCTACAATTTTATCTGAACCTGTTTCTGCAATACCATTACTTCCGTTACCACCACTACCTGTATTTGTTCCAGGAACACCAGAACCTGCATATTGTATTGATGCATCTCCCCAACCATTTATACCTGATGCAGAATCCATTGCAGTGTTAGGAACAGCAACAAAAAGTCCCGATACTTTACCTGTAAGTGTAATGCTAAAACGTGAAACTGTGGTTCTCTTAAATGCAAAAACGAAATGCTGTGCGCCTGATCTTCCTGTATTTAAATCTGGGCCTGCTGGTAAATAACCACTTGACAAATCAGTTGTAAGATGCTTTAATGTGTCATATCGAACTATGGCTTCAGTAGTACCTGCTACTGTTTGTGCGCCAGTAAAAACATTATTTACATAGTAATCTGTAGAATTACTAAATGTTGGAGTGCCACCTGTCAGTCCGTGTATACGTTTACCATCTGTATCGAAACCAGCACCAAGTGAGTCTGATACTGGTATGTTTAACTCATCAAAAGTTTTACTTCCATTATAAGCTTGTATTATGGGTGCTGATAATATTGTGGCACTGCCAGTTCCGTTAGAATTTTTTGCACGAACTTGTAATTTTTCTGCACGTTTACCACCACCATTTACATTTACAGTTAAATTTGCAAGAGCATATGGCTCGGTAACGCCTATATCAACTAAAGGTACACCAGAAGATAACATTGTTGATGTGCCATCAATATTAGCATAAGTATATTGATTTGTTCCTAAAGCATCACCCGATGAACCTTCCATATTAGTTGAATTTTCAACCAGAACTGGTGATGTTGTATCTTGATAAGTTTGGCCAGTAAAATTAGATACTTTTACATTTGCAAGTGTTAATGTTGCATCATTAGTATAATATGGTATACCTGAAATATAAGACAACGTACCCGCAGAAGCTTGAGTTAATGTTGTAGTTGATAAATCTATTGTTGGTGTATTTGTTCTATTATCTTTAATAAATCTTATAGTGTTTGTATTTCCACCTGTTGATTGTAATTGATAAGAATGTAGTCCAGTTGTATGGCCACTTTTAGATACTCTTGCTTTGAAACCAAAAAATAATTCTGGTGCATGTATTCTACTATTGACTGCTACAGAATTTCCTGAGGCATCAAAACCATTGAAGTCAGTATCTTCATCTATGATTAAGTTACCATAAGTACCTGCATCATCCGTATCACCATCTGTAATTACTCTAGCACCACTTGGACTTGCATCGATAAAAGCAGTAACACTTCCGCCGATAGCTTGATAAAATAATGAACCCATAGCCGCAGTTGCAACTGCACCAGATGTAATAACTCTTGTCACATTATCTCCAGCAGTTACTCCAGTAACACTGTTTGTTGTAAAACCAGAAGCAACTCTTGGATTCGTTCCTACTGATGATGTATTGAATGCTATTGTTTTTGTTCCTAAAGTATTTGGACTCGCAATTGATAAATCAAATATTTTAATTTGACTAGTAGATGTCAGAGGAAATATTGATGAGTCATATCCAGCGGTAACAGGCATTGTGAGTGTGACAGTATGTCTACCAGTTCCTGATGCATTTGTATAAGTATGTGCTAATCTTCCACCTTGAGGCCCACCACTTTCAGTTTTTCCCGTTATATTTTCAGCAGAACCACCTTCGCCCCAATCTATAGAAAATGTTGCAGTAATCGCAGTGTTTGGAACATTTGTTGTATTATTCTGCATATAGATGACTTCACCTGTATTTGCACTTGTTACAACATTTCCACCAGACAGTTCATCATGAATTGTGAAACTAGGTACAGGATCAGCTAAGAATATGGTTATATAATTTGAACGTGTGAATGAAGCAGTTGAACCTTTAGAACCTGAAATTGCATTATGATTTCTAGCAGTAACTACAACTGTATATGGAGAGCCAGCATTCGATGTATATGTATGACTTGGTGTTGTATCAGTTACGTCAGTATCAGTGGAGCCATCACCCCAATTGATATCAAATCTAGTTGCATTTCCTGTTACAGTTAGAGTTAAAGTGACAGTTGTGCCTGCACCACCTGCAGTTATATCTGAAACAAAAGTTACATCACGAACATATGTATTTTTAAAAATATTAAAAGAAGTTTCGTTGATATTATCAAGAACAGTAATTAAATTATCACTAGCTTGAAATCCTACCGAAGCGCCATCATTTAATGTATTGAAAGTACCACCTAATGTTGTGCCATCTGCCGTTGTACTTAGATTGGCTATTTCATCATCTACATATTTCTTTCTTGCGGCATCTGTATCTTCTGTCGGAGTTGCTAAACCTTTTACGCTCGTAGAAAATAAATTTGCATACTTTAATCCAGGAGAACCTAAATTAAAAATATTAGAACTTGTTGGTATGATACTAGTATTAACTGTAGCACCAAGATTTATGACATCACCACCATCACCAAGATTGATTGTGCTACCTCTGAGTATGATAGCGCCGTTGACAGTCAGATTATTTCTTATCGATATATTATTTGCATGAAGATGTGTATTACTCGCTTGTATGACACCTGACTTTATAGTCATACCTTGATTGAAAAAGGCTCTGGGTGTTTCGATTGTAAACGATGTATTCGCTACTAGATTAGCCGCTTCAAAGTTAGAAGTATTTAATGTCTGCGTACTAAGAGTACCTATTGCGACATTTTGAATAACACCATCTATTAGTGTATCTTTTGTAATTGTAATTGTTTCGCCAGTATCAGATAAATTTAAATTACCTAACTTGATAGTCTGGCCAGATAGAAAGAGAGTTCTAAATCTTTTTCCTGGAGAACCTAAGTCATAAGCATTATTTGTATCAGGTATTAATGCACCTTCAACTGTATATTTTAATCCTGAGTATAACGAAGAATTTTGTCTTAAACGAATATTACCTGAACGTAATTCAAATAGTTGAGTATTCGCATTATAAACAAGAATAGATTCGCCATTTGCTATAGCAGTACCAGATGTAAACGTATTACCATTTACATCGTTAAAATCTCTTAATCTTGTTTTAGTGGCCGCTTGGTTTTTTAGAGTAAGATTTTGTGTTGGTTTATCAAACTCAACATTTACATT